ATAACTGACCAGTCTCTTAGACTCCAGTTATCTACAGTGATAAATTCGTGATCAGCGTCTTTCCAATCTGGATCTTTCTGTAGCATATTGCCACTTACCGCATTGAGTTTAAACTCGGGAAATCTATCTCCAATTCCTAGCATAATCTACTCCTATGATACGTCAAACTCGTCACTAATTGACTCGTCCATATCATCACTTGCTTGAGTAAGTCCTTTTAAGAACTCTAACTGTAACTCAGGTGTAGGTCTAGGTAATATTTCTTCCATTGATTTTAGATTTTCAACTAATGATAGCTCATCTTCGTTCAATGGTCTTGGCTTACATTTTAGAGCTTGTAATTGATACTCTACATTATAAGCATTAGGCCCTGTTTTCTTTCTTTTGAAGAAAACGTCCCAACCTGTTTCGTAATCTGTTGGATCTCCTAAATCTTCCATAGCTACTGTTATTTGTTCAAACAGTTTCTTTTTCAAGTTAAATATTTTAACCTTGTTATCTCCGTAATCTATACATTGTATAGCGTATGACCAGCCACATTTTAGATCTGGAAAGTATGATTGAACATGATCTTTCTGAGCATTGTTAAATGTTTCTGTGTCTCTATCGAAAGCAAGACATTCCATAGGAACATTCTTTCCTCCAGTGCCTTTAACCCAATATACATATCTTGGGAGTAAGTCGCCCACTAGTCTTACATGGTGGTCTTCTTTCCCTGTATATACATAAGAGTCAAGTTTTTCTTTTTGGGCTTCGCCCTTCGTTTGATTAAATTTTATTGCCATTTTAATTCCTTTAAGTCTGTGATTTCTTCGAACTTAAAATGTATCTTATCATCTTCTATCCAAAGTAATCTATTATTTGTTATTATATCCTCACTTAGTGGATACCTTATGAGGTCCAGTGTGGTGTCTTTTGTTACCACAAAGTGGTTATAACTGCGGAATGAAGCGACACCTGCATATTCCACAATCTCTCTATCGGAATATAAATTCCGTTGTATAAATAATGCTTCTGGATTTAAGAGATAACTACGCCCACCCCATTTTTTCGTCCAGAATTTGAACTTGGGGTCGTAGTAATTTGATGGCGGTATTCTGTGCGTTAGAATGTCAAGTATAACCATGACGTCTTTTACACTACCGTTTGTCTCTTTTAGAATCTTTTTCCAATTATACAATATCATATATTATAACAAAAATTTGAACTTGTGTCAAGCATTATTTTTCGAACCTACTGCGTTACAAAATCTATAAAATTCGTATCTCATAACCTTGTTTCATGTAAAATCCATATCGAGCCTTCGCCTGCTTTGCTGCAGTTTTGCCTCGTAGATGTATATCAACTACAATAGGTTGTTTCTTACCTTCTTGTTTCCGAACTATCCTGCCGATTAACTGAGTGAGTAAAGGGTCGTTATTAATAGGAGTAGCTAATACTAAACAGCTTAAAGCATTTAAAGATATTCCTTCTGAGAATATTGCTTGTGTGCCGTAGAGAATACTCTTTGAAGTTTTTACACTTTCTAAAAGATTTTCTCTTTCGTCTTGATCTAGCTCTCCTGTAATACATACGGCAGAATCACCACTTAGTCTCGCACAAGTCTTTAGCAAAGATACTCGATCACTAACTACCAGAACTTTATGTCCCCGCGTTGCATAAGCTGAAGCAATCATTGCTACACTATGCAAATATTCCTCTTGTGAAACTAAGTGGTTTATTCTATTTGCCCAAGGTATGCGATTTCCATCAAGGAAGCGTACCTCAGATTTAATAATATCAATTACAGGAGTCATAAAGTTTTCTTTCGGAGGCTTTATGACATGGTTTCCAAAATAGTCTCGAAAGACTACATGTTTTCCGTCTTTTCTTTCTAATGTTCCTGTAAGTCCTATTTTATATCGACTATGCATTTTATCGATAATTCTACTAAATGTCGGGCTTGAGATGTGATGCATTTCGTCTAATATCACTGTCCCAAACTCCTTATTTATCTCGTCTATTTTACGGTAAAGACTTTGTATATTTCCAATCACTATCGGACTATCTGTTTCAAACTTTCCACTTCCAATAATGCCAGGCGTAAATCCAAAGACTTTCTCTACCTCTTTTGCCCACTGATTTCTTAATGCAATTGTGTGGACAACTACTAATGTTTTTTGTTTTAGTTTTGATGCAAGTGCTAAACCTGTAAATGTCTTTCCCCAGCTGACCCATGCGTTTATTATTGCACAGTCTTCTACCTCGTCGTAGACTTTTTGTTGCGATTCCCGTAAAGTGAACGCAAACTCAGGAAAGTCGATTGGTTTAGTTACTCGCTTATCAACTATTTCATATTCTTGTGGTATTAAATCCGTTCTACCACTTGGCACAGAAATTAACCCACCTGCTATAAGTGCCATATTTTTTATAATGAAGGGCGGATCTAAGGGATTTCTAGGTGGAATAGGATATGTAAGCTCCTTGTCAATATTCTCACGAACATTGGCAGGAACTTTCATAAATATTCTGTTACCTATTACAGCTTTGTCCATTCTAGAATTGTATCTTTTTGTATATCTTCCCATTTTCCAAACGTGCAGTTATACATTAATATTTTATCACTATCGTCTCTTTGATTCATTACAAAATGATTCGGTATATGTGTTGGATCTAAGGTTGCTTCTATCTCTCTTTCACCACCACTTTTTAGGCTTTGAAACTTTACTAAACAAAGTCCATCTTTTAAATCTTCTATTAAATTTTTCGCCATGTGTCTTTCTTCCTTTCTGTGCTGAACTCCCATAATTCCCACGGAAGTCCATTTCTATATATTATTCCTGCCCAAGTTTCTTCTAACTTCGGCGGTCTTTTACAAACAAAGGGAAATGGGATATTTAAACACCAGACTAATGCTGCGTTACCCTTGCCCTCTAGTTTACCTATTTTATGATACTTGATAGGTGCGGTTTTAGTTTTCTCAAGTTGAAAAAATTTTCCATCACTATCTATATAATTTTTCCCACGATGTCGTATTAGGTCTGGGATCGTATCAATCATATACCGTAGTGGATATATACTTTTCATTGGAGACTGTAGTCTACGAATGGCAAGATTATTGCCATTCATATTTTTGTCATCAAGTATTTGCCCATCTGCTATAAGTAACCCATCAATAAGGTCGACATCATCTGTGCCTACTACATAAACAGGAAACTTAATATTATCATATATCATTTGCCTAATCCTACACTAATTATGTAAAATGTAGTAAACATAAATCCTAGGGCTCCTAATTGAACTAGTGCCATAATAAACACTACAGGTAACTGTATTTCACCCCACCAATTTAGTTCTTTTTCTTGCCACTCGTCCCATTCTTCTGGTGTGGCATCTCTTGGTTTACTTAAATTAAGTTCTAGTTGTTGTTCGACTCCACTATGAACTTTAGGCTCTTCTTCTACAGTTACTGTTTTCCATCGTTTCCATACTTTATCATACTTACGAACTTGCGTCATTTCATTGTCTCCTCAATAAATTTGCCAAGTGTTTCAATATCTTGGTCACTTAACATACCAGCTTGAGCCCACATTGTAGAACTCATGTTTCCTACGGTTTCTCTATTCTTATACGAAACGAGCCGTCCTTGTATGTAATCTGCCGTTTGTCCACTGAGACGTGGAAAGACTCCCATGCCCTGCCCTTCGGATCCATGACATGCAGCGCAACCGGCCCAGAGTCCTCTAATAGAGCTGTACGGATCGAGTGCTGCCTCTTCTCGTTTTGCCATAAGTTGGTCAACCACTGACCCATTTTCTTCAACATATTTAACATAACAATCTCCTGTGCACGTCTGTGCTCTTGAATAACCTTTATATTCTAGGTTATCATAGGTATATGAAATTATTCCATACATAAATCCACATATACCAATTACTAAATAAAATGCTTCGTTTTTCATGCTTCTCTATCTATATCCCACTTGATGCGTTTTTCATAGTTTTGTTGACTTAATCTATGATTCATCGCTTCAATACTTTGCTCTGTTCGATATTCTCTATACCATTTAGAGCCATTCTTCTCTGCTTCTGCAAATACAGCATTTGTTACGAATAGTGGTATTAATACTGCTAAATGAATAGCTATAGAGGCTACTACACTATAGTTTTCCCATGATAACCATGTCCATGCTACTACAGAAAAATAACCACTCCACATAATGAAAAGAGCTAGATAAAAATACATTTGAATTGATGGGTCTTTAATATGTCTCAAAGGATTATATCTTAAGTCCATAACAACTCTCCAGCAATCTACTATCCAAAATAATAATTTTTTCATACTAAATCCTCGTATTTACTACTAAACTTGCCAAAAGAATAGTCATTTCCTATATCAAAATCACACCCAATTGGGCAGTCAGATATAGAAAGTCCTCTATCCTTTTGAACATTTCTTTTTAATATCTCACAGTATTCATCAACTGCGTCCTCTTGTACCTCTGCTAAAATAGAGTCATGCACTAATGCAAAAATCTTAGCAGGGATTTGTTTTTGTTTTACCTCATTGTGAGCATCTATTGCACCTAATAAGTTTACATCTGAGGCTACGGATTGAACTAAAAAGTTTAACCCTGATCTTACTTCGTGAGAAGCAATCCCTTTATCCTTTGAGGCAACATTTGGTAGTCGTCTCTTTCTGCCAAAGTAGCTGTAAATAAAGCCGTTATCACGAATAAAGTTTTGAGAAGTATCAATCCATCTGCGTAACCCCGAAAATTGTCTAAAATAATCATCTATAACCTCTTTTGCTTCTGACACGGTAAAAGTTTTACCGCTGTCCTTTGTTACTTGCCAACTGATCTTTTGCGGACCAGCACCATACATTATACCGAAAGTAACAGCTTTTGCTGCCTGTCTTTCCATTGAATAAAGTTCTGCAACTTGGTCTGCCTCACAAGGTAGTCCAAATACTAACTTAGCAATATTACTGTGGAAGTTTCCTCCACTTCTAAAGACATCTTTTAGATTTTCATCTTTTGCGAGAACTGCTGCACAATATACTTCGGCAGTTGTTAAGTCCATTGCAACTATCTTATTTCCGTCTTTTGCTTTCATACAACCTTTTACTATCGGATTATCACGAGGTAATTGTTGCATATTCAATTTACCACTAGAAGATAGACGACCTGATGTTGTACCATGAAGATTAAAGTTTGTTCTTAATCTACCATCTCTATCTAGTGCAGGTATAATTTTATCAATATAAGTTGTTTTAATTTTTACATTCTGTCTTACATTCAGAATGAGTTGAGGAACTTCATGTTCTTCTGCTAAAGTTTGTAAACTTTCTGCATCTGTAGAATGAGCACCTGTTCCCGTTAGTTTCCCTGTTGGAGCTAATCCAATATAGTCGAATAATAACTCTCTCAACTGTTTTGTTGAATTAGGATTAAAGTCTCCTGTAACTTGTTTATATTTTTGTACTGCATCATAAGTATCTAGCCTTTGTGCAGCATCTTCTATCACATCACCCATAAGTTGTTGTGATTTATACAATCTGTTTTTATCGAAAGGCACACCATTATTTTCTGCATCTATAAGAAATCTACAGCCAGGTTTTAGAATATTTTCATATACTGATGTTAGTTTCTTGTTAGTATCCAGTGCCTTCTTAAACTTTGTGTAAAGAATGTAAGTACAAACTGCGTCCATTGCAGCGTATGTCTTCATTACATCAAATGGAATCATATCCCAAGTGAAATCTGCTTTAAGAATACCATGCATCTTTCTATATTTTTCTATCCAGTCATACATTGGTTTTTCATAGTCTCCATACTTAGTATGTTTCAATGATAATTGTTTTAGGCCGTGAGTGCCTGGATTTTCATCTATTAAATAGTGTTGTAACATAGTGTCTTCAAATCTTGGAAACTTGAAATTAAAGTGATACTCAAACCATGATACATCAAACTTTGCATTATGAAATACTACTATCTTTTTATCAAAGACTTGTTGTAGCAATGCTTCGCAAGTCTGGTCTATACAATCACAGTCAATGTAAGCTCCTTTCTTTCCGTCATAACTCAAGCTAATTCCAATCATATGTCCATCACGAGGATATAGTCCTGTTGTCTCTGAGTCAAGTGCTATATATTCACTCGCGCTATCTCTGGCTTCTATAATAAATTGACTTGCTTTTCTACTGTCTCGAATACCAAATGCCATGCTTTCATCTATCTCAACAACTTTCATTTCGCCTGATATATACTTTGTAATGCTATCTTTAGATGCTTCCCATAAGTCTTTTACTTCTGGCTTAAAAGCAAGCATTGATGGATTTATAACAGGAATAAACTTTTTATCCACTACTTTACCACTATACTCCATGATACTTGTTACTTTTGTGTAGTATTTTAGCGACTCTGATCCAACTAATATAATCCAGTCGTAACTGTCAATATCAATATCAATGTCAACATCTTTCTTCAATACCTTTTTTAAACTAGGGTCAGAAGATAAGGAATATCTATCAAATTCAAACTTATTATCAAAATGCCCTATAAAATCTGTCCTTGTTGGTTTACTTTCTATTAATGCTACTCTAGCCATATAATCTCCTTTTTAGTCTAGTAACTCCTTCTTTTGTAAAGTTACCGGGGTCGTTCCCTTGTTTTAATTTTATTGTTTGATGACCGAGACCCAACTGATCACAGATTGATTCTACTTTTGTAGCTGCCATCTGTCCTGCTTCGTCTCCGTCAAACATAATATCCATTCCTGTTGCTCCTTGCATTTTGAGAATGGATAGTTTTACCCAATCTACAGACTGTGTACCAAAACAACAGACTGCATTTTTTAATCCTTTATCCCATAGATTGAGAGCATCAAATATACCCTCAACTAATATTACCCTATTCTGTATCATTTTAGGTTTTGCAGGACACAATGGAAGTTTGAGGCCTGGCGGATAAATATGATACTTTGGTCTTGTTGGATCATCTCTTAATAATCTTCCTATCAATCCAACTGTTTTACCTGTTATGTCTCTTATTGGAAATATAACTCTACCTGTAAACTTATCTCCATCGTCCCATGTAAATGCACTCCATATTTTAAGTGTATCTGCACTAATATTTCTTAGTGTTCCATTATACATGATTGCACCCGTAGGTAATTTTATTCCTACTGCGGACGCTTTCTTCTCAGCAATCTTTTCTTTTAGCATTGCTCTCTTAACTTCTAGAGGAGACTGCGGTGCTCCAAAATGTGTAAAAAGATTTCCTTTAAATCCACATGAAAAACAATGAAACATACCTGTTAGTTTATCAACTCTCATACTAGGATTATTGTCATCATGCTCAGGATTAAGACATTGTATTACTGCGTCTTTACCTGATAAAGTATAATCAATTCCTTTTTCTTCTAGAAATTTAACTGCTTCCATTTATATCCATCTCTCATTTATTTGTTTTGCAATATTTATTGCATCTTTTTCTTTATACCAGATACCAGATAATATTTTTGTATACCTATCACCTGTATCTACTGCATAGTGTTCTATTACCCATCGGGGTAGTCCAAAAAGTGAACGATCCTTAAATATCCTCACTTCTCCTACTGTTTCTACTAATAATCTCATTTTAACTGAATCTATTATTATCGTCATTATTAAAATACATAAATACTAGAAACATTGCTACTAATACTAATACTGTTAAATCCATTATGGTTTATACTCCTTTCCTCTATCTATAATTAAAAATCCGTTCAAATGATCTAATTCATGTTGAACAACTCTTGCCTCAAATCCTGTGAACTTTCTTTCACAAGGGTTGAGATCTTTATCCCAGTATTTCAATGTTATACTGTGTGATCTTGGTACTCTTACTTGTGAGTATCCGCAACTTAAACAACCTTCCCAATCTTTCTTCATTATACTACTCTTAGATACAATACTAGGATTTACGAAGACTTCATTAACTTCCAGGCCAACTATAAATACTCTTACAAGATAACCTATTTGTATTGCAGATAATCCTGCACCGTTCTTTTCAGATACCACTGACCACATCTTTTCGACAAGCTCATCTAGTTCTTTTTTATCACCCGTCCAAGGTTTTGATATTTGTCTTAATATTTTACGATCTGTTACTATCATAATACATCTCCCATGCATCTTCGTAGATTACTCTAAATTCTTCTAGTGTAGGTACTTTTACTTGAATTTTATTTTCATAGTTATTCTTTTCAAGTTTTCTTATGTAGTCTATATACGCATACTTAAGTTGTTCTTCTGTGTATAGTAGCAACTTCCACCTCCTTTGGTAATTGTTTATTACAATGAGGGCATACATAAGGTAGTCCTAATAATTTTCTCATAATGCAGTCTTTTATCCACTCATTAAAGTTCATTTATATTTTCTCCTGTTGCCATACTCTCTTTCATTTCTGTTCTTTCCTCTGGGTTTAATACAGACCTTGGTCCAATTCGTAGTGTTTCCCAGTCCATCTCAGAGGTAAAGTCTTTCATCTGATTACTTCTCATTTTTTGACAACTAAATGTCATACAGTTATCTTCCTGTGACCATGCATTTAAACTGTAAGCTGCGTCTGCAGCATCGAGAATACCCTTTGCAAATCTTGCTTCTCCTGTTGCATCAGTTTGATACGGAGAGAACACCATAGTTTCATACTCTTGTGCCATAGCTTTCAAAGTTTTACTTACTTCTATCTGTTCTGTCCATTCATACTGACGACCCTGTGCTAGTGATCGTTTGACTTGGTTTAGATAGTCTACTATAATAATGCCAACATCAGGCAACTGATTCATTTTAGTTTTTAGAACTGCATCGATCTTACCTATTGTAAGCATGGGATCGTAAACAATCTCAATCTGCTTATCCTCTCTAAGAGGGTTTCTAATAAGTTTGGAGTGCATCGCATCAAAATTTCTATTACTATAAAAATCAGTGAGTAAGTCCTCACTATCTTGATAACGATCACACCACCACTTTGCTACTCTATTCCATTCGTCCTGAGACAGATTTTTCCTTTTTAATCTGTTCACTGGTACATTAGCACCTAGTGCACAAACTCTCTGCAGAATCTGTCTACTATCCATTTCGATTGTAAAGTAGAGAGCAGATCGACCTCGTTCATAAACATTGTTTGCCAAGTTCGCACAAGTAATTGACTTACCTGCACCACGTCGTCCTCCCACTAGCACCAAGTCTTTGGGAGAAAAAGTAAAGTCGATATCATACTCCTGATTCAATCCAAGAGGAACAAACTTATCTATTTCTTCCTCTGGGTCAAAGAGTTCAATCCTTGACATATTTTCCTCTGGTGGAGTTGTATCAACTTTCTCTGAAACTTCGACTACTATTTCTTGTAGTGAGTCTAAGTTTTCTTCAGCTGTAGAGAAAGCTACTGTTTCCTCTACAAAGCTGTCAATTTGTGTTAATATTTCGTTCTGTGTAAATTCATTCTTTTGGTAATCTAACAATGTGTTAGCGTCTACTTCTGTTTCAACAGATTCTATTGCAAACACCATTTCTTGTAAGTTGGAGTCTCTAATCTCAAACTTTAAATCTTCAAACGTAGGAAGACCTCCATATCTATCGACATGGGAGTTAATTATTTTCCATAAAGATTTATATTCTGAAGGCAAATAGATTTCCTTCAGTTCTGTCCAAACTGAAATGTCTGATTGCGATAAAATTTGATGTAATAATGCTGACGCTAGTGTCAATGTTTTCTCCCAAAAAATAAGCGGGGAAAATTAATCCCCCGCTCGAATGATTATACTAGCTAACTGATTTTTCTTTTCTAGCTGAGCCATCGTAGTCTGCTGATGCAAGACCTCTTCTTGTTAGCATGGTTTTTACACCTCTAACAGTTTTGCCAATGTCTTCTGCTATTTCTTCTACAGTCATTGAAGCGATGTCAAGGTCAGCAAACGGATCTGCTTTACTTGAACCTTTTGTAAATTCTTGCTTAGGAATAGCGTTAATATCGCCACTTCTAAGTAAAGAAAGAGCTTTACCTCTGATAGAGTTTACACTTCTGTCAAGAGATTCAGCAATCTGCTCAACGAAAGCACCATCGTTTACCATTTGAATAAACTGTGCTTCTTCGTCTTCAGAGTAAGTTCTTGGAGTTACAACTTTCTCTGCTGGTTTAACATGAGATGTTAATTCCATAGAAAGTATTTTTCCTTGAATTGATTTTGCTGAGAAGTGTCCGCCTTCGAAATTCTCTGCAATTTCAGCGTATGTGTATACACCGCTATTTGATTCTACAAAATTTTGTAGAGTTGCTTCTTGCTCATCAGAAAACGCTTTAGTTGCTGATGAAGAAGCTAATTCAACTTCATAACCCATTTTTCTCAATTTGCTAGAAACACTTCTTGTTGAAGTTTCTAACATGTCAGCAGCTTCAGCTACTTGAGCTTGAGAAACAGGCCCGTCACCGACAAAGTTAACCAGTTGATCGGTTCTCTCGTCTGTCCACTTTGGTAATGCCATAATTATTTCCTATATTATTTCCTTAAGATTTGTTATTATCCTTACGCCTTTTGCTCTGGCATTGTTAGTTTTTGCACTATCAATACCACTTTCATTTATAAGTATTGTAACGGCGTTTGTCACACTACTTTTTACTGTATAACCAGCTTTTTCAAGCACTGCTTGAGCAGCTGACTTACTAGGATAACTCTTGAGTTTTCCTGTGATACAGACGACTCCTTTACTCTCTTCTTTTACACTTTTTTGTTTCGTCTTGAAAGAGAAAGGAAGTTTGTCGTACTCATAGGGATAGAACTCATCGTTTATCCAATTTATTAAGTTCTGAGTGGCCTTCGGACCGAGACCAGCAAGACGACAGGTTTCCCAAGTAATTTGAGAAATATGCTCAACTTGTGTGCATATCTTCGAAGCAACTGACCTACCAACAAGTGGAATACCAAATGCTGGAAGGAGTTCTTCGAGACCTGCGTCTGTCGATAGTGCTATCTGTTTCCAGAGTTTGCTACCGAGTGCTTCAGAGTTTAAGAGAGAAGAAATCACTGGCTCTTCGAGAGAGTAAATATCGTGAAAGTCTTGTAACTCTAGTTTCTGAATGGTCGATGGTCCGAGACCTTTAATTTTAAGGTGTTTGGCAAAGCCTTCTACCTTTTTGTCCCACTTAGTAGGACAATGATCGTTATAGCAATATAGAATATCCTTAACAAGTTTTAGGCTTGTATTACAACTGGGACATTCTGTTGGTATTACTATTTCTCTCATTTTTTATTATTTATATATTATACTAAGATTTTGACCATTTGTCAAGATTTATTTTTCGGGAACTCCTGCAGAATTAAGGAAGAAATTTTGAAACACTCTGTATGTCCTCCAAACTTAATTTTTGGACTATACTTATCATGCTGATACTTAGCATGAAGTTCCTGTTCAAACTTCCAGCAGTTATATATTGTATCGTGGTAAGTTCGTTGTATTCTTAAGTCGTAATACTTAAATCCTCGACTTCGCTTGATTACATGTCTCCAATCTTTCCCACTTGCTATTCCGACTTTGATACACTCTCGTTCCCATGTTTTAGTGTTTACTAAGATTACTCCGTATAAAACTCCGTCCCTTTCTTTTTCAGAAGGGTGATTGTCAAAATAGGTTTGATTATATACTCCTTTACTCACGCGATTAACACGGGTGCAAAGGAACGAAGAATTCCAGAACCTAGTATTACTACTGCTACTGCATTAAGTATTAGCAAGGCTCTATCTTTCCATAGCAGTCCTACCCACAGCCATAATAAACAGCCTGTGAAAGATAGGACTAGGTCAGCAAGAGGGAACATGCCCTCTGCTCTAAACATCATAGCCATAAGAAGAAGTGTAGAGCCTGTCCATTTTACATACCATGATAGGTCTTGTTTTGGTGTCGCACTCTTATATATTCTTTTACTATTTTCTACTTCTTCTTTGCTATATTTCATTCTTTTCCTTTCATAAATAGTTTGTCTGCTTGTCTTTGGAATGACTTTTCAATTTGTCTGTCAAACCATATTCTAAACCATTGTCTTAATTTTCCCACTACTCAATTACTCCTAACACCCAGTTTTCTGCACAATTTTCTGCGTAAACTTCACTGTGGTCTTTTATCAATCTATCTTCTTGCCAGATCTGATTCTCGAACATTCTAACTAAGTAGTTCCCTTCGTTTGTTTTGTAAACTATTGACCATCTATCATTCATTCTAAATTCGTGTAGAGGTTCTCTTTCTGCACTATACATCTGCTCTCCTAATTATTTGAGGGATTATCTTCCCTGCCCTTATTACTTCTACTTGACACCCAATCTTTAAATCAAGTGCCTCTATGATTCCTTTATTATGTAAACTTGCTCTACTAACTAATGCGTCTTCTATCATCACAGGCTCTAGAATTGCAACTGGAGATACTGCTCCAGACTTTCCTACTTGCCACTCTACATCAAGTAGTTTTGTAACTACTCCTGTTTCTTTTTCCTTTAGAGCATATGCTCCACGTGGGTGATGCGAAGTAAATCCAGCTTCATAAAATTCCTTATTATCAATGATTCTAACAACCATACCATCTTGTGGGTAGTCATCTGGATTCTTGATACTCTCAATAGTATCAAACCCTAGTGTTTCAATAAACTTTAAATCATTAAAATAATCTGCTGTAGGATTAGGCTCAATACCATACGCTACAAATCTAACATCTCGTGTCTTAAACTCCTCAGCGTCTTTTAGATTTAACGCTCCTGCAGCATAATTTCTAGCGTTAGGTATTGTTTTAGGTGCGATTACCTCTCCTGTAATCTGCCAAACTCCATCAAGATATTTCTCTGGTAGTCTGTGTTTCATAAGGTGAGTTATATCTAATCCTTCTTTGCCGTCTCCTCGTGTCAGCACTTTTTGAAGTTCTCCCTCTGCAATTAGAACACTAACTGCTGCACCATCAAATTTAGGACTTACATATGCTTCTTTCCACTGAGGTCTCTCCTCGTCTCCCCAAATTTTTTGTAGGGAAAACATTGGATATAAATGTGGAAATCTTTTTTCTGAGTTGGGAGAATACCCAACATCTTCAATATTTGCAAGTTCTGCTAGATGGTCATACATTACATCTGACATTATAGGTGTGCCTTCGTAATAAGCTTTTGCAGCCTTTCTAACTAATGGCTCTATCATAATCTTACTCCATGATAATTAACTGAATCTTTTGAATTTGCTTGTATTGTGTTTTGTGAAATAGTTAAAAATCTAAGATTTGATGGGCATGGATTCCATGAACATAAATCTATGTGATCTACTACTAAAACATCGGTTAAAAACAAAAATTTAATTTCATCTGGAAGTTGTTCCCACAGATTATCTACCCAATTTGGTTTTGGTACTTCTTCGTGATAAGTTAGGGAAACTATTTTATGAACCTGATAAGTTCTTTGGGAAAGAGTTACGTTAGGATACTTTAATTGATTAGTTCCTCTACCCTGCCATAATAGTATTTTACCTGTTTTAGAGTTTCTAACTAGCCCTTTGCGACTAATTTCATACTTAGGATTTAATCCATCTCTTGTGATGACAGTTCTATACTCATCATTATCATTGTGGGTAGGATAATACTTATCCCGTAATTCTTGTAATGTCATTTTTATTTGCCTATGTGTTCAACATCACCATTCGGTATAACTTGGTAGGCACCTTTGTTATATGCAATGGCAACTGTATATTGTTTACTTATTTCCTTCTTGTAAGAGTTATCTTTTGGAACTTTGTATTCTCCAATAGGTGCACTCTCATAATGCTGTTTTCTTTTTTTATTTTCTGCGTATTCTTTACGCTTAGTTACAGACCAACCTGACGGCTTAGCTTTCTTTCTAGCTCCCGAAAATCTGTTTTTTCTTTTTCGTCTGCGTCCATGCTGATCGTAATTCATGCTTCCTTTTATAATCATATGTATATTATACTAAAATTATAAGGAATTGTCAAGAACTATTTTTCTCTTGGTATGTGTTGTTGATTAAATCTGCGAATTCTCTTTCTAATATTTCTTTGCTTTCTGCTAAAGATATGATTTCAACTAATCCTTGAAAAAGCTCTCTTGTATTATTAAAGTCAATAGACATGGCTATACCGTCCTTACTAGGCTTCCATTCTTCGTCAAAGTCTTGGTAGTATTTACGAAGATGTAGATACTCTTTACCTCGAAAACTATTGATTACTAATCTTATTTGTTCCGAGTTATCTTCGTTAATCGAAATTACTTTTTCATATTTTGCGGGTGCTTCATAGAGGTTCATTTTTAATTACCTTGTTTAATGGAACTATACTTGTTACGTTATCTGGAACAAGTATTCTATATGGATCAGTGTCCCAGCAAAAACACAAAACAGTATGCTGTCCTGCCCTTGCTCTAGTCTTTTTCGATTGTATATACTTATTATCAAAATCCATTGTGCAAACATTATATTTAAGTTTGCGACTATTTTGACTTCTGTAAGTAATTATTGCATCGCCTGCTCTGTCCATTTTTTCAATGAACTCTTTCTTTTTCATATTGCTCCTCAGTTAATAGTTGAATATTTTCTTCTTTTTAACTTGAGGTTAATATTTTAGATACAAAAATACCCCGAACTAGTCGGGGTAAAAACAATTACTCGTTTATTTTGTTGATAATGTCAGCAAAATAGTTTGCTGCTTTACCTGTTAGTTTCTCAATAATAGAAGCATCAACTTCCATTCCTGCGTCACTAATCGCGGAGCTAAGGTTATCCTGCGCATCTGCTTTTGATACTCTAGTTCCACCTGTTGATCCACCTGAAGCTTTAGCTGCTGGTGTTTTTCTGACATAGACTCCAGCCTTAGTTAAAATCATTCTGACTCCATTAGGTGTTTGTCCTAGTTGCTCAGCAATGTCTGCAACTATTTCCATACTGTTTTCTGGTGTTGGGTTTTCATCAACATACATATCAACAGCTTCTTGTTTTGTTTCATCTGTCCAAGTTGACATTTTTCTTCTCCTGTTTTTGTAAGATTCTGGCAGGCCGGGACACCACCCTGTCGCTTGCCTCATCTGAAAATAAAATCTATCACTCATAAATATAAATATATTATAATAGAAAAAGAAAGATTTGTCAAGAACTATTTTCCATTTGCTATGGAAAATTCCTCTTGACTGTTTCTAATTTATCTTCAGCTTCGGCTAATTTAGCAACTTGTTCTTCGATTGCCTCTACAATCTCTGGGTGTTCACCAATACCTACTGACTTTCTTTGATAGGTAAGAATATTTGCTTTACAAACAGCAATTTCTCCTTCTAACTTCTTACAAAGTGCCTCTAATAAATAATTCATTTCTCATTCTCCAAAATCGTGACTGCATACTTTGCACAAAATCTTTCACGCATTGTATCACTTACTATGCAGACCCAAACTGTTGGGGCTGCCACTATAAATCCTGTTAAAAATATTATAAAGGTTACTGCCCACCATTTAACAATGGGGTGCTCGGGTCTAATCTTTGCTATAAATTTATGACATGGCCACCAAAGTCTCCACATCAATAAAATTACGCTTGATAAATACCCTGATAAGATTATATTAAATAAATTTAACTCCATACTTCTCCAAATGCCTTAAGCTACCAAGCTCATAAGCAGGAAAAGAATGATATCTTCCCGCATATGGTAACTGCGGAAAAAATGTATCACTTAAATCAGTACATTCAATCGTATATACTAAATAACACTTACAACCATACTTACTTTCATAATCTATGTCTGTGTGTTCTCTTACTATTTTTGCAGGATAATTTGCTCTAATTGCCCATACTACTTCACCATTTTCAAACTCATCTGCTACACATTGTTCTGGTAACATAGCTCGTTGTCTTCCTTCGTAATCTGAATCAGCAAGTTTCATTGGTATTCCAATTCTCTCAATGATATTTTTTACAAAAGACGGAGATCGGTAGATAGATTGTGCAATAGAGGATACATTAAATCCTTCTACATACATTTGTGCTACTGACTTTATTTCGTCTCTACTTGCAGGCTTGCCTTTGTTCATTGCTTTTCGTCTTGCTCTGAACTCCTGTGTTTCCTTCCAGTCCTCAATAATCTTCTGAAGTCTGGTCGTGTTATACCTAATATTCAGAATTTCACAGGCTTCCTTTTTAGTAATTGGACTGTCTGCCTCTAGTAGATCGATAACTTTTTTAATATTATCGTTTGTTAACTTTTCATACGATTTACTCTTTATCGCCATCTTTACTCCCTAGCAATATAATTGCATAATGTATAATTTTTAATAAGTCTTGTTCGTTCTTACCATCTTTCTTCCCATAGCGTTGTGCATACTTTATAATATTACCTATGCAAAATCCTTCTCCATGACCTGCATCAAATATAAACTCAGTTGATTGAATTTTTTCCATACTGTAATGCTTATCATAGGTTTTGATTATGTGATTTCTCACATAATTTAGCGTTTCTTCTTCATTGAATGTAAACTTCTTAGCCATTCAAAGCCTTGTCTAAGTCTGTGTATCCACCAATTTTTTTATCATCTAAAATAATCTGTGGAAAAGTTCTAGCAGTTGGGAACTCTGCCATGAATTCTTGTGCATCATAGTCCTCCCCTAACATAAGGTAGGTCGTATCTGCACCTTTCATTTCTGCCAGGGCTTTTGCTCTTGTGCAGAAAGGACAATTAGGTTTACTGTAAATTATTATTTTCACTTTGCTGTTATCCTTTTCTTATAGTCTGCGTAGTCTTCATTCCACCAATGTGGCTTATCTCTGTATTTCCAACTAGCAAACGTTGCTTTATCTAAATGGTAATAGTCTCTATAAGACTGAATCGGATTATCTTCCTGTTTGAGCTCGTCCGGCATGGCTAGAAGGAACTCCGTCATTCCAAGCCTAGGCATGTTTTTGGGTTCTGGTAGTCGATTAATAACTTCCACCACTGATTTATGCTGCTTCCCGTATCTATAAAAATATTCGTCGTTGAGGGCGTTTGCATAACAGTGAACCCATTCGAAGTTATCAAGACTTGATCGAGTCCAAATTGTGCACGGGTGGTTATACATCATAGGAAGATAAGGAGTTAAAGGTCTCTCTTCCATTGGCAAATGCTTTATTTCTGACTTACGAGAATTCAATTCTCGAGTTTCCTCTTTATTCAATGCTCTCGGAATGAAACCTAAAACTGAATCCACCCAAACTGCCGTACATAGCAGCTGAGCTGCTTCTAACGGCATCTTAACGATATGCTTATCTACATGCGCTTCTGCACATGCATCTAAATCTTCGTCAAGGTAAAATAAATTCATAATGTATATTATACAAAAATTTTGACATGTTGTCAAGACTTATTTTTAGTGAGGTTTATATTGATGTGGGGTGTGAGTAAGTGAAAGCCGAACTACGAGTGAGCTCGACTTTCATGTATTGAGATAATTATTTTCCAAACGCCTTGCCTGCTTCAGAAATACCAAATGCTCCTAGTGTTACAACTACAAAAGAAGTATAAATTGTGTCTGATATTTTTAAATCCATATCCCAGAACGCTGTGATTAAATCACACATTCCGAACACAGTCATTAAGAAGAATGATATAAAGCCTATGATAGCTTTCTCATTTATATCATTATCATCTAGGAACAAATCCATAAACTTCCTTTTAGGAGGAGCGAGCTGGTCACGAGCCTTTTTGGCTTCTTCTTTCAGTTCAGTGATAGTATCTTCCGCTGCGTCGAGTTTATCAACTAGGGACATATACTTATCTAAGTCAATTTGAACTTCGTTTCTCGAATTGTCAGTTGTTGCATCTGCCATGATTATTTATCCTTTGCCTTTCCGACATTAAGTGCGACCCAGTCAAGAACTTTATAAAGTTTCTTAACTATGCCATCATCGATAGGTGTAGGAGTTAAAGCTGCAACTAATGATGCACCCATAACTAACCATGGAACAATTTGTATCCATCGGATAATCCATTCGAAGAATTCTAACATTCTAGTCTCCTTGTTCGGCAGTTGTTACTGTTTTATAGTAAACTACTACCTCTTTGAGCTCTCTAATATATCTTTTTAGCTCTTGAGTATTATAAGCCATGAGTTCGTAATCTGGTACGGACATAGCTAAAAATACTACTTGACCTTGGTCTTTCTCTACTCGAGCAAGAAATTCGTCAAGATTTTTTGATGAAACCACATACCAATATGGCTCCTTCAAATCTATTTCACGAGGCATAACAGGTTGTATTATCTGCCTTTCTATCGGCTTTGCACTAACCTCTAACGTCTTCGTTGGGAGTAGGGAGCAGTTCGATACCATCATCAAGACTGTCAATATCCCTGCTGTCGTTTTCAATTCCATCAAATACCTCTTTTGTTGCTTTGTTAACTCTTGTTTCTATCAAGCCGGGCTTTGCAGCAGCTAACTTAGTTAAATTATGTCTTTTAAAAATATCCATATAGCGATTCATTTCTAACTCTATTTCATTGTTCTTTGCTTGTAGAGTGCCTAACGCTTCTCCTTGTAAAGCAAAGTCATTTTTTAAAGACTCGATTGTTTTTTCTTGTGTTTCAATACCTATTTGTAGTTGGGCATTGTTTTCTTTTAGTGTTTGATTTTCACTATATAACCAATAGCACCCTAAGCCCAATACCAAACAAATTCCTATAAAAAATTGATTCATACCTTCTGTATCCTGTAATTTAATCCCTCCGCGCCACGAATTTCTACTGTCTCGTTATTTTCCGTTTTAAAGGAGATATACTTGTCC